AGAGTCATTTAAAGCACGACATGCCGAAAATATATCTAAAGGAAAGATGTCAGCTGCTTACTGGAGTGATAAGGTAAAGTGGTGATTTTACACATATCAAAAAAAATAATTAAATTTGTAACAATTAAATACTAAATAAAATGGAGGGTCAAGAGAATCAAGAACCTAAAATTGTAGTTCGAGCGATCGAACCAAAACAAGAATCAAAGGTAGAATTGGAGAAACGTCTGATTGCAGAGCAAGAAGAACAACGAAGATTAGCCGACGAACAAGCGGCTGCTGCGGCAGAAGCACAACGACAAGAAGAAGAAAAGCAGAAGGAGGTAATTCCAGAAGCAAAAGAGTTAACGGAGGATGACGTTCTTTCGTTTATAAAAACAAAAAAAGGAAAAGAGATTCAAACTCTTGACGAATTATTCATCGAGCGAGTAGCCGAACAAGAAGAAATTCCATACGAGGATGTAAAATCTTTTCTGAAGTACAAAAAAGAAACTGGTCGCGGAATCGATGACTTTGTTAAATTGAACAGAGACTTAGATAAAGTACCAGACAATGAGTTGTTAGCTGATTTCTATCGCCAGTCGGAAGAAATGGACGATGACGAGATTGCGTACAAATTGAAAAAATTCTCATACGATGAGGAATTAGACGAAGAAGATGCAATCACAGAAAAGAAGTTAGCACTCAAAAGAGAACTGAAGAAAGCAAAGAAGCACTTCGATCAACAAAAGGAACAGTACAACACACCTCTTGAGTCAAGAGAAGCGTTTATTCCGGAAGATGAGAAAGAAGCGTATTCGGCTTTTAAAGCTAGTTCTGTTGGACAACAAAAAGCACAAGAGGAAGCAGCCGCTAGATCTAGGGTATTTGCTGAAAAAACAAACGCTTTATTGTCGGATGGATTCGAGGGATTCGAATTTAGTATTGATGAAAATACAAAGCTTAAGTATAAGCCATCTGACCCTAAAGTGATGAAAGAGCAGCACGACATCTCGAAATTCATCTCTAAGTTCTTAGATGAAGACGGGTTACTAAAAGGAGATGGTAGTGAATTCCACAAAGCAATAGCGATGGCAAGTGATCCTGATAAAGCAGCAAAATACTTTATTGAGCAAGGAAAAGCGATGATGCTTTCTGAGTTAGAAAAAGAAGGAAAAAATGTTGACTTTAGAAACATTCCAGAGAAATCTGGTAATGGTGGTGTACAGGTCCGCGCGGTTAATCCAAGCAGTTCTGATACGTTTAAATTTAGAAAACAAGGTTAATCAATTAAAACAAAACAAAAATGGCTGGAGCATTAGCAACATCACCAGGGGTTAACATTACCCCAAGCTCAGAAATGAGCGCGACATCGAGCAATTACATCACGAATTTTGATTTCTTAAATCAATATATGCCGAATGTATACGAACAAGAATTCGCTCGATACGGTAAACAATCTGTAACATCACTATTACGTGGTGTTAGTGCAGAGATTCCTTTTTCATCTGACTTGATCAAATGGACAGAGGAAGGACGTTTGCACACAAAATACACTGCAATTGTGTCTACTACTTACACATCAGGTGGTACTCACTTATTCACTTTGGCATCTGGTCAATGTGTATTCCGTGTAAATCAAACTGTATTGTTGTCTTCTGACACATTATCAGTAGCTAAAAAAGCGATCATCTCAGCTGTAGACAACACAGTTACACCAGCGACTTTCACAGTTAAATACTATGACAACACTGGTGCTACTAACCCGTTTGCATCTGGAACAGTAACTGCATTCGTTTACGGTTCTGAATTCGCTAAAGGAACTTCTGGAATGGAAGGTTCATTAGAGGCTGAAACAGAATTCTTCGACGCTAAACCAGTTATTATCAAAGATACATACTCTGTATCTGGATCTGACATGGCTCAAATAGGATGGGTAGAAGTTGCTCCAGAAGGATCAGCACCTACTTACTTGTGGTACTTGAAATCATCTGGCAACACTCGTACTCGTTTCGAAGACTACTTAGAAACAATGATGATCGAGCACCAAGAGGCTGAAGCATCTTCTGCTGCATTGGCTTACTTATCACCTCAATCTCCATCAACAAACGCTGGATCTGAAGGTTTGTTTGAAGCTGTAGGAAGTCGTGGTAACGTATGGTCTGGTGGTAATCCAACAGCATTAGGTGACTGGGATACAGTTGTAGCTCGTTTAGACAAACAAGGAGCAATCGCTGAAAACGCTATCTTCAACAACCGTCAATTCGGATTTGATGTAGATAACATGTTAGCCAACGTTAACGCTGCGTTCGCTGGTGGTGCATCTTACGGTATGTTCGACAACGACAAAGACATGGCATTGAACTTAGGATTCACTGGATTCCGTCGTGGTTATGACTTCTACAAGTCAGATTGGAAATACTTGAACGACGCCACAATGCGTGGTGGATTAAACGGTGGAGCTATCAACGGAATCTTGATTCCAGCTGGCTCAACAACTGTTTACGATCAAGTATTGGGAGAAAACGCTTCTCGTCCATTCTTACACATCCGTTATCGTAAATCAGCTACTGAAGACCGCAAGTACAAAACTTGGGTAACAGGTTCAGCTGGTGGAGCTAACAACACTCGTGATGACAAAATGACTATCGACTTCTTGTCTGAAAGAGCATTATGTACATTGGGAGCAAACAACTTCATGTTGTTCCAAGACTAATAAATTCTCAGGGAGGAGTAGCAATATTCCTCCCTTTATTATTTTAAATTAAAAATCAAAATCAAAATGACAAAAGAAAAAGCTACGGCTAAAGATGAGATTTATTTCTTATCAAACGGTAAGACACCGTTAACTTATTCAATCGCACACAAGGATTCTGAAAAGAGACGATTGATGTACACAGGAGAAGATAATGTAACGCATTCATTGCGTTATGCTCGAAATCAAAAATCACCATTCCTTGATGAACAAAACGAATTTGCTATTGTTGAACCAATTGTATTTGGAGACGGTAAATTAGTTATCCCAAAAGAAAACACTCAGTTACAGTATTTCATGTCTATTCACCCAGACAACGAAGCAAACGGAGGAACTGTATTTTACAAATACGATCCAGAAGAAGTTGCTAAACGTGAAATGGCTGAAATGGACTTAGAATTAGAAGCTCGTTTAGCGATCCGCGATATGGATTTCGTTAAATTAAAAGCATTAGCTTCTGAGTTCTTACGTTACGACGTTAGCAACGTAGACGCAGCAGTTCTACGACACGATATGTCTATTTATGCTAAAGAATATCCAGAGGATATTTTAGAGGCTGTAGACGACTCAGATGTTGAAATGGAAGCATTGGCTCGTTTCGCATTTGATAACAATCATGTAACTCTTCGAAAAGGTACAGATATTCACTACAACACAGAGCTTAAAACAAGAATTAGAGTAGTTCCTCATGGTAACGATGCGATTCTTGAATTGACTAAATGGTTGAAGTCTGACGCTGGTCAAGAGTTTAAAGAATTCTTAGAATCTAAGGTAGCAGAATAATTGCTACCTTTGTATCTCAAACATTAAATTTTCAAAAACAATGGCACAATTTTTATCAATTCCAATTACCTCAGAAACAAATCAATTGATTTCAGCAAGAGGAGTTTTATTAGTAGAGGCAGCTTCTACTACAACTACTATTACTTACGGATCAGGATCAACTGGCGCAGATGTTGTAACATTGACTCACGCAGCAGTTTCTACAACAAACGAAATGCGTGATATCATTCAAGATGCACTTGTTAAAGCTCATGAAAACAGTCCAGAAGTAGTTATTGTAGTAGCACCTACAAAAGCAGTATCAGGAATCGCTATTGCATAATAGCAGCACTCTTTAACAAGAAAACGGAGGGAGGGATTAATATCTCTCCCTTTTTTATTATCTTTGTCTAAAATTATCCAATGATCAATAACGTTCGAAATACAGTCCTTGCAACAGCTAGTAAGGACAACAGAGGATACATTACCCCAGCAGAATTCAATCTATGGGCTAAAATGGCTCAAATAGATATTGTAACGCAATTACCTTACGATTACAGTAACGCGTTAAATAAACAAAATTCAAGACTTCATAACACTGGATATTCGGATATACCAAAGAAAATCGCTGAGACGTTAGAGATGTTTAGAAATACACATACATGTGTTTATTCTGCTCCAAATTTCTCACTTCCAACCGATGCATTAAAAATGGAGGAAGTTATTTATAACGATTCAGTGCAGATAGATAGAGTTTCAAAAGGACACTTATTGATGCTTAATCAGTCATTGGACACAGCACCATCAGTTATATTCCCAGTATACATCAAACAAGAGTCAGGCATTAAGGTTTACCCAGCTACAATAACTTCAAACGTTACAGTTGACTACATCAGACTTCCAAGAGATCCTAAGTGGACATACTCAACTCTGTCTGGAGGTGAGCCTGTATTCAACCAAGGAGCGTTGGATTATCAAGACTTTGAATTACCAGGCGAGTATGAATCTCAATTAGCAGTTAAAATTCTACAATACGCTGGAATATCAATTGGTGAGAGTGAACTTGTTCAAGCAGCGAAGTCAGAAGAAATACAAGATAAACAAGAAAGATTATAATGGCATATATCACTCCATATCAGTACTACACTAACGGAGGTGTAATACCAGAAGATGCGAATCAAGGATCGTATCAATACGCGACATTAAGAGATATAGTTATGAACTTCATAACCATGTATTCTGGCGATGATAAGTTACTAAATAACATCAAAAGACACGAGGTTATTTACCATGCTAAAAGAGGTATCAAGCAATTAAACTTTGATGTAAGCTCGATAAAAGCTGTTGAAGTAATGGTTGGTGATAATCTAAAATTCATTCTCCCTAGCGATTATGTGAATTGGGTTAGAATATCTATGAATGTAAATGGTACGTTGTTTCAGATGCATCAAAACCAAAGCGTAAACAGCGCACTTGGTTATTTGCAAGATAATAATTTAAACCTATTATTTGATTCCAATGGAGATGTACTGACTGGTGATTCTAATTTAGATGTATCAAGACTTACTCAACAACAGTATTTTGGACCTGGAGCCTATGATGGATGCATGGGTTACAACGTAGATGGAGCATGGTATTTCAACTACCGTTTTGGAGTCGATCCGGCAAAAATGAATTCAAATCCAGAATTCAGAATAAACGGAGGAGTAATTGATTTCTCATCAGGAGTAGCGAATAAATTGATCGTTCTTGAGTACATTTCAGATGGAATGGAAAACGGAGACGATACAAAGATCGTTGTAAATAAGATGGCTGAGGAGTACATATACAGATATATCTACAGTGAACTTATCAAATACAAGATTAACATTCCAATGTACGAAAAGAAAAGCGCACAGAAGCTTGCAAAAGCTGAATGGAATAACGCAAAAATTAGAATGAGTGGGATTCATCCTTCTCGATTATTAATGGTATTAAGAGGACAAGGAAAATGGCTCAAGTAACAAACACCTTCATTGGAGGAGGAATGAATAAAGATCTTGACGAGAGACTTATCCCGGAAGGTTTTTACAGATACGCATTAAACATTGATATTGATAGCGACAGCGGATCAAACGTCGGTACAGCTAGAAATTCACTTGGAAATACATTAGTGGCAGACTTAGCTGACGTTGTGTCAGGCTTTGACCCACTTACTGACAATGCAAGTACAATTGGATCGGTTAAATATGAGACTGATAATTTGATGTATTGGATGGTTGCC